TGCAGCCCGTCGTCAGCAACCCGTTGCAGGCATCGAGCTCTGGGTCGTCGGTGGGCAAGCCGTCCTTATCGACGTATGGACCGGTGTAGCCGCAATTCGGCCCGCGATATCCACCAGTGAGGCACCAGTGACAAAGTGTGGTCATCTGCCGGCCAATCGATTCGCCGCCGACGTCGCCCGGGCTGGCCAGCTCCCAACTGACCGTTTCACCGTCCTCATTGGTTTTCTGATCGAGATACCAGACCTCGATAGTTTCCTGAGTAGGATCAGCGTCGGGGTTGCCGCCAGGGAAGTTCTCTGAGTCCAGATACCTGCCGAGCGTATGCCGCATCGTAAGCTTGAACTCGAGCAGATCTTCGAATGCCAGGCAAAGCGCAGTGATGCGCCCGTTGACGTTGCCCACGGAAAGCGTGGGCCGAACTGCCGTACCGTCGCCATTCGCTTCAATGCCGTCAATCTGCATGGGCCAGGCCCCATACTCGTTGCCTTGCCACCAGATTGATTTGGCGGGCAGTTGATCAGCTTCAAGGCCGACGGCTATCAGTTCAGCGGCAGTGTGCGGGATGGCATGACCATGGAAGCGCAAAATGTCCGCGCCATAATCAGAGCCATCGAGTTCAAACAGCAATGCTTCGCTGCCCGGCTCAAGCGCCTGGATATCAGCAATCAACGGCATGAGATGTCCTTAAGGGTGGAAGGCCCGGTCGAACGTGGCCGTCAATTTGAATACGTTGCCACCTAACGGAGTGGGTACTGGGTTTTTGCAGGTGAACAGACCAAGCTGGCCGAGCGGAGTGGTCCAGAGGAAGGCTTTCGCACCTGCGTGTTTGTCGAGAAATTCCATGATTTTCATGACCCTCTCCTTCGTGCCGGTGAATGTGATCGGGTATGAGTCCTCCTTGTTGTTTGGTCCGTCGCCGACGTCCTGCTTGTAGCCATTGCCAAACTTGGAGGTGCGCACCCGATAAGTGATATCGGGCGCGTCTCCATGCTGGGTAGGCCAAGTAAAGGTTTCAATCGCCATGACTACCTGCCATTTGTGAGCCTCCAGATAGAGCCACCAGGCTGCAGCGCTCGAGCAATCGCAGTCTCAGCCTCGGCCTTCGCCGCCTGCTGGATGCCTTTGCCCAACTGCGTAGATGTTTCCTGAGTGCTTGAGCCGCCCGATTCGCCGGACGTCTGGAAAGATACCGAGACGGGGAAGTTGTAGGTGTTGGTTCCGCTGCTGCCGCCCCCACCCAGCGCGCGGACCCCGAGCTGGCCGCCCGCCGTGCGAGTCAGCGGCATGATTGCCTCGTCGCCCGCCTCACCCATGACACCCACGCCGCCGCCAGAGATTCCAAACGCCGTCGGCTTGCTGACGATGCTGTTGGTGAACGCTGCGCCATTGGCGAACATCTGCACGCCGTTGGACCATGCACCGCCTTTGGCCTGCGCAACCCCGGTCCAACCGCTTAATGCTGCATCGCTGTAACCTGCGGCAGTAGAGCCCGCAGATTTGGCCGCCGACGCCCCGCCACCGAAGTAGCTGGTGGCCGCGCCGAACAAGGTGCCCAACAATGCAGAGCTGGCTTGGCGCGTAGCGATCTTTGCCATGTCGGACAGAATCGACTTCCTAAAGTCCGAGAACGAACCTTTGCCATTTATCGCGAAGTTGGCGACCGAATCCTCCATGCTGCTGAACGCGCTGGTGAACAGGCTTTTGGTCTGCCCGGCGACATCCCGGGCCGACTCCAGATAGTTCTGGAAGGCTGAAGACGCGCCAGCACTCCAGCTGCCCTGAGCAACGGTCATGTCGTCGTAATTGGCCTGAACCGTATCGCGCAGATCCTGCTGGTTCTTGTTGAGCGCAGCCAGCTTCAGGTTGTACTCGTCGAGGCTCATCCCCCGAGAGCCATCACCGTATTGGTTGGCCAGCTCGACCTTCTGCTGGTTAAGCTGGTCATCTACGGAGTTCTGCTGGTCCGTCAGCCCGCGCTGGCGATCGCCCATACCAAGCGTTGCCGCAGAGCGCTGCCCCTGTTGGCGCAGCGTTTTGACCTGCTGCTTCAAAGCGCTGGTGTAGGTGGAAACAGCCAACTCCTGTTTCTTGAGCCTACCAATTTCGCTGGTAGCCAAAACAGAGAGTTCGGTATCAGCCTTCTTCTGCGCCTCCACCATCGAGGTGCGAGCGTCGGCGATCTTCTGGTCAAGCTGAATCCGTTGCTCGGCACTGGTAGAGGCCTTTCCCTTAGCGGCCTCAAGTGCCGTAATCTCTGCCTCATACGCTGACGTGACATCGCCCTTCTGCTGCTCGATGATCGCTGCGCGCTGGCTAGCGTAGGACTCGGCAGACACAAGTCCAGCTTTCTGTGATGCGTCCAGTTCCTTCTGGATGCCATCGTAATAGCCGGTGATCGACTTAAGCTGATTTTGTGCATCGTTGAATGCAGTCAGGTCGACTGCTTTTGAAGAGGCTGCGGGATCCTTAAATTGCTTCCTCGCAGCATCTCTCAGCTGCTCAAGTTCTGCGTTTGTGTAAACGCGGCCTCCTTGGGCTTCGGAGGATTTTTTGGCAAGGTCGTCAATCTCTTTGAGCCGATCCTTCAGCTTCTTCTGATTGCTATCGGTAGCCTTAAGGCTCGCATTAAGTTTTTCCTGGGAAAGGATCGATGCTTCTTGCGCTCTTTGCCGCTCACCGGTCAGCTTGGTGGTTAAAACCTGCTCCTGGTTATAAAGCTTAAGAACGCGCAGCCGCTCTTCGTCCTGCGACTTCGTGCTACCGACCTCCATCATGTCGGGGTTATCAGCGCCTATTACTGGGATGCTTGCATACGATCCTGGATTTGCCAGCTTTGTTTCCAGAGCGCTGATTTGGTCGCCCAGCGTTTCCTGGCGTCCTATCCCAAGCGTTGCATCAAGCGCCCCTTTGGCGGCATCCTTGATGCCCTTCCAGCCCTTCTCAATTATCCCCAAATTGAGAGATATCTGGCCTGCACGATCCTCGATGGTTTTGGCATAGGTATCAGTCAGAAGCTTGGCAGCACCGATGGTGTCGCCCTGCTCCTTCAGTGCGGTAATTTGCGAATAGACCGACGCTGTAAGGAAATGATATTGCTCATTGAGCGTCTTCGCCGCCGCCACGGGATCCTTGGCGATCTTTACAAACTCAGCGATTGTCGAATCAACAGATTTGCCGGTGGCATCCTCCATAGATGCAGCTGCATCTGCGATGACCTTGAAGCTTGTTGAGGCAATGGCACCACTCGCAGCCATTTTGGACAAAGAGGCGGCGGCCTCGCCAATGGTCCCATTGGTGGCACTCACCTGCTTGGCCAAATCTGCAAGCTGGTACGCAGATGTCCCGGCGTAATTACCCGTAAGAATCAGCGATTTGTTGTATTCATCTGACTCTTTGCTGCCTTGGGAGTAGCCGTAGATCAAAGCCGCCAACGCCGCTGCGGCGGCCGCAGCGCCAACCAGTATGGCTCCCAAACCTGAGCTTACACCGGCACCTGCAGCCCTCAATGCATCAGCAGCTTCCTTGGCGTTTTTGCTGGCGTCAGCGGCAGTATTTGCCCCCTCAGCCATCGCCAGCGGCTTCCGCACCATCAGCAGCCGCTTTGGCACCAGTACCTACGCTTTCGAACGCATCGCCCACAGCGCCAATGCTTCCGCCGATGCCGAGGATAGATTTGATCTTGCTGCCCAGCACATCAAGCGTTGGCCCGATGCCGCCGAACGAATCCTTGATCTGACCGCCCTGCTGGATCAGCACCAACAGAGGGTTTTGACCGCCTGCGAGACTCGTGAAAATGTCCGAGAACTGCGATGGCAACTGACGCAGCGCCTGCTCGGTTTGGGTGGATGAAGTGCCAGTTTTCTTCAGCGTTTCACTGAAGTCTCCGAGCTTCTGACGCGATGCATCAATCCGGGTGGAGTACTCCTTGAACGTATCGGTATCGATGAGCCCGGCGTTCCTGTATTTCTGGAGCTGTGCCTGCTGCTCATCAAGTTTGCCGAGCGCTGTCAGCGTAGGGTTGATTTTACCCAGCAGCGCTTGGAGCCCTTCAGCCTCAATGCCGGTAGCGGCTGCTGCCTTCTTGGTCGATTCGGCAAGTTGGTCGGTCGACCCCACAAGGGCATCAGAATCAGCCTGCAATCGACGCCGAAGCGCTGCCAGGCTGCTGGCAGAAGAGCTTGAGGCGTCCACAGCCGCCGTGTTTCCGGTGACACTGGTTGTCAGGCGCTGGTAGTACTCGCTCGAATCCAGCGAGGCCTTGGCCATCGCTGTGAGGCGAGCGATCGCCTGGTCCGTTGTTTCGTTGAGCTTTCCCTCAGCCGTTGACAGGCCCGATGCTGCTGACGTCGCTTTGTCAAAGCCCGAGGAAACCCCATCAGCAGCCTTCTCTGCCCGCGCACCAGCGGCGGCCAGTTTGTCCAGATCGGTAGCGGCCTGCGCGGCATCGCCGGAATCAACCTTGATCCCAAGTTCTGCAATGGTCGTCATGAGCGCTCCGTTATTTCGATTCGCTCATCACGAGCAATGCTTCGACTTCCAGTGTGCGGAGGTCGGAAAAGATGTCAGGTAATTCGTGCCGTTTGATGCCAGCCATGTGCGCCGTGGCCGGGATGGCAGAGTAGTCAAGGCCAGATGCGCCGCCCGGCCCTGTCCGCCACTGAGTGGAGAGCGATTCGAACAGCCGGAATGCCTTCC